CCAGCACCACGTCCTTCGTAACACCGGCCATTCCATTTCATGCTGATCTTAACGGCCTTGTTCACAATTACATTGAGCAGGACCTTGTCTTCAAAGTCCTGCACAACAGCTTCAGTCATCTTGACAGATTTTGCCATTTTGATTTGACACGTATCACTGTGCCTCAGTACTGTTGCCACTTGCAGCCTCCAATTCTAAAACACGATTGCGCAATCGATTGACTTCTTGTTCCAAACTAGCAATGTGGTCAGCAATCTGTTGCATGAACACACTGGTGTTTATGCCAGTTGTACGCAACAGTTCTGGTATGCTGATCGGTGTTGAGTCTGCATCTGTCATTTAAATCTCCAATAAAATGTCGGGGTTCCAACCACTTTGTTCACTGTAGCCGTCGTTTTCGTAACCACGTGGGTTGCACACCACACGAGTTTCGCCAATCACATAATCAAACGGCTGATGCATATGACCATGTGTCCACAACACAATCTGCGGGTGATCCATAATGAACTCACTTAGGTCGCTGGCATATCCACCGTTCATAAGTGTTTGGCTAGCATATTGCTCATGCACACTTTTAAAACTGGGAGCATGATGTCCAACAACCACACACTTCTTGTCCTTGTGTTCTTGCACAATGAGTTTGATGTAGCCCAGAGTCCGATCATGCCTGATAGCAACATCCAATGTACTCATGGCCGCATACTCACGTTTTTCATTACGAACAATACGGAAGTCGTTCATCATGTCTTTGACAGCATGCATAGTGAGTGGGTCACGACGATTCATATCAGTCCACAGTGTACCACCCACAAACACTACATCATCTATGATCTTCATATCTTGCTCCAACATATACACGTTGGGATACTTGGCGCACTCGTCACGCATGTAGTCAATGGCCGCATAGAATTTGCCGTGGTAGAATTCGTGATTACCCATGATATAGATCACATGGGGAAACTGAAAACTACAACGCTTGAAGAAATCACGGAACCGTTGAACACGCTCTTGCTTGCGACCAAGATCCGGAATAACTCCGTACATGTTGTAGCTGGGCAACTCCATATGGTCGTGGAGATCCTGGGCAATACAAATATCGCCACCCAGGATCAGCACATCATAGTTCTGATCGTTTTGAATGTTAATGTCACTGAACTCCAAGTGGAGATCGCTGACCAGTTTAATCCTCATCTATTTCTTCTTTCTTAAACGGCCACGCCGTTTCTTTTTCAAGTATAAATCGCTGGGCATCTTCTTTTGTAAGACGACCCGCTTCGTATTCACTCAGTGCATCACGCAACGCTTCTTCAACAAATTCGTTGAAAGTCATGTCACGTTCGTGCGCTAGTTTCATGTATTGTAACAGTTCTTCATCCGAAAAGTCAACCGGAACTGACACTCTTGTGTCATAAATCTCTCCTGCCCGAATAGCCAGTGCTTTTTGGAAGAAATCGTCGTCAACTTCCAAATCCACGTAGTCAACTTCATCCCATGCTTGATCAGACATTTCTCCACGAGACTTGGCTTCAGCTGTGTACTTGTCTTTAACCTTGGGATTAATCATTCTGTAAGCCCGATCGTTGGTATAATCACTCATACTGACTTCGTAGACCTTTTGGCTCTTGGTGCTGAACACAATACTAAAACTGTATCCACCTTTGCCGTGAACTCCATTCCAGCTGTCTAGTGAGTAGCTGTTGGGACCGTAACATGCCCAACCATATTCGCCACCTTCGGTAATACGGTAGTCAACCAATTCCATCCATTCTTTCATAGTAATCATCATTCGTTTCCTTCTTCGTTATAAACAATAGACCTTGCCTCAGCATGTGCTTCGCACAAAGTAGTAACCCATCCGCCACCAACACGTTTGCCAGGACCACCACATTCTTCACAGGTAACGCCACTCATGCTTTCTGCCATACGCACCATGCCGTCAATGACATCATCTCCACCTGTGTAATAGAAACGTAGTGTGCCAAATTTCTCTTTGACTTGATCCAGGGTAACTTGCGGAATTGATTCTGGAACCTGTCTAAAGTCTCCAGCAATAATTTCTGCCAATCTTTCATCTTTGTATGCTTGACTGGTAATAGAACTATTCTGTTCAAAAAATAATTTACAATCACCTGCTTTAGCCTGTGTTGCCATTTCATTATATTCAATAGCCCAATTGCGCTGTTTTTCCTTCCAATCAATGTGATGCTGAATATTACCCATGAGCTGATCCAAAATATTGAACCAACCATCACCGCAAGTAAACCCCCAACACATACAAGTTTCCATCATGGGAGAATTACGGTTCACCATCATCTGCGGATACTTGGTACACAGTAGTTCGTCCAGTTCTTGTTTCATTACCAATTCTCCACGCCAGATATTTCTGTTTTGAACACACCATCCAAACCATTAACAGAGGTATGCACAGTTAATGTAGTAACACTACCAATACCGCCACTGTTGTCTTGCAGCAACTCAAATGAGATTGCTTCTGGAAACAGGTCCATGGTGTCTAAAATCTTAACAACTTCTTCTCTACATAGATACATTATTGTGCCGCTTTCACATAGTTGAGTCTAGTAACATCGTTTTGATGTTTCCAGTGTTTGGTGTGATCTTTTACTTTGGCTTTGACCAACACACATGCTCCCAAGTTAAGATTGGTCTTGTTCAACCAAGACACCATCTTATTATCTATTATAGCAGAAATATTGTAACCTTCAAAGTTTTTTGACTTGATTGCTTCAAGTATTTCACAATCTAAATCTTTCAAATTACTGCCAATTTCTCCAAGGTAACCTTCTGACACAGTACGGGCAACTTTTTTAATTTTGTTTTGTGACTTGTCTCGAACATAAACACTGGGCAAACAGGCCACATAACCAAACTGGTTTGTTTTTACCATGTCTCCACTGAGTATGCTGTTGATGTTGGTTTGAAATTCGTTTTCGCCTTCGATAGCTGCAAACAACAATCTCTTGAAGTATGTTTTAATTTCTTGAGCCAGTGCAACATCTTCCTCTGTGATCTTAAGTGGCATCGGAGCTTCTTTAGGATCAGCAGTCCAATTGTTTGGCAGTAGGGTACACAACATCAGCATCTTGTTAGGTTGTTTTGAACACAAGTACACGCTGTCGGATGAATAAACAGCTTCGGATTCTTTCAAGTATGCACCGTTGACTCGTTGAGCGGCACAGGCCATTTCTAAAACTGTTTGAGTGGAGAATTCTTTAACGGCCATATCGCTCTCAGTGTGTAGTTGCTATACTTTGTATTTTACAGGAAAACGTACCTCTTGTCAATCGTTTCCAAATGATAATATACTTTTTTAGCCAGTCTTTTGGTGAGATGATTTATACCAAAATGCTCAATGTAAGATCTAAGTTGTGGGCTTGAGTAGTTTGGGCCAGTTCGCATTTTGCTCAAAACACTGATCTTAGCCATTCTTCGTTTGGCACGTTCAGCATCCATTGTTCTCAACAGTTCAATTGCTATGCTGAATGAGTAAGCATCCAATTCGTCGTCGTTGGCAAGGTATCTCCAGTACGGAGCGTCACAATGTTCTTCATATTGACGATGCCCTCTTCGAATACTTTGGTATCGATGTCTAAACTCGTGTACAGTGGCATCAAATATTTCTGTAAGGAAAGCAGTTATTTGATGAGAACCCAACGGCTCATCTCCTTTTAAATTATGATACACAATAACTTCAATGGCAGTGTCTTGATCTCGATCATTTTCGCAATCATAATAGGCCATGACATACCATTTGTCCGAGTCTAACGTTTTATCTTTTTTACTTCGGATAGCAATATCGAATTCATATAATTTGAATGTGTTGCGGGTGCGACTTATCAAGTTTCTAAAAGTTGCTTGAACGGGACTTTGTTCTCGAACTCGTTTACATACATTACATACCTGTTCAAGAATCATGTTCATACTCACAACCTATAAGTTACGCGACCTTTTGTTAAGTCGTATGGACTAATTTCTAACTTAACTTTATCACCGAGGATAATTCTTATTTTGTTTTGTTTCAACTTGCCACCCATGTAGCAAAGCAAAGTATTTGGCATGTTTTCCACTTTTACTCTAAACATGCTGCCTGGTAATACTTCTTCAACTGAACCGGTCAGTTCAATAATATCGTCTTTAGCCATTGGTTATTTTTGTAAGACTCCAAGAGCCATCTCCGTTGTCGTTCCAATCAAGGGTATCTCCTTCCTTCCATCCTGCAGATTCTAAAAAGTCTTGGGGGAATGGCAGAATTAAATCCCCACTGCCATCTTCAGCTTCTTCCACAGTTACGGTCCACTTTGTTGTATTCATAATATTATTTACTCTGTTATCGATTATCTTCGTATGGAACTGGTCTCCAACCCAAGCGGTTTAAATCCAATTCAATTTCTTCAGTGACAGTACCTTCGGGCACATAGTTAGTACCATCAGCACCAGTTAAGCCGTTGCCCAGTTCTGCATTGCCAATGCCGCTACAGTACCAATCAATATAGTCGCCTGTTTCCTTCATGTCAGCAACAATACCACCAGCATGACGCCAGCTGCAACCCCAGTTTTCTTCCTTCATTTCAGGCCATAGATCTCGTCTACGCCATTCCATGTTGCACATTGCGGCATACAAGTTTTGCGCATAGTTGTCAGACTCTTTGACCTTGTGGCAAAGTTCTTTTGAGCCGCGCAGATCATACTCCATGTTGTTCTTTTGCCATTTGGGATCCACAAGGTTAGCTTCATCCTGTTCTCTGAAAGTGTTGTACATATTAACATAGTCGGGATTGGGCTCTTTGCCCTCTTCCTCGCAACGTTTGATATACCCTTCTTTTTGAAAGGTGTGCCGTTCTGGACTTGAATTTATTTTGGTCATTTTTTATGAAAGTTACCCTGTAGGCAATGGCGTAGTTCATGTCCCAGTGTGTGAAAGTTTGCTCGGGGTGCTGTGACAATGGTACACTCAGTAAAACTGCCGTTCCAAAAACTACATGCTTCTATGCTGTAGCCAAATGCGCCTTTGCCACGTTTAACTGATTCTGCACTACACACGCCCTGCACATCCCGTGTTTGAATAAAAGAAATCTTAATCTGATTCGATTGGTTACGAGTCATGTCAAATTGTTCGTGTGGATCTTCATAGTACGCAAATGCGTTAACGGATATCAAAATTCCCAATGCAAGTATAGCCTTTTTCATGTGTGCCTCTGTGTAGTTAACAATGGTGTAGACGGTAGGATTCGAACCTACAAAGCCACCACTAAGGGCAAGGCCCAGTCCCTCCCCAAAGGGAGGAGGTATACCAAGTTCCACTCACGTCTACCACTGTATTATATACTTATTTGTAAATACTGTCAATGAGCTATTCCACCATTCCATTTGAAAAAATTGTTCGATTTGGGCAACGCACTATGTTGATTAATCGATTATTTTCCATAAGTTGGATTTTGGGAAGATTTTGTAACTACAATTGCAGCTACTGTTGGCCCTACGCTAGAAGTGACACACCAGATCACCAACCAATCGAAGTGTATAAACATGTGGTCAACGAGATCAAACGGCAGGCCCGCAACAACGGATTCAATCAGTTCCATTGGAGCTTTAGTGGAGGTGAACCCACTGCTTACAAAAATCTACTAGAGTTAACTAATCACTTAGACGATGGTGTTTCATATCAAACTGTACACATGACTACTAATTTGAGTCCTAGTTTGGCTTGGTGGAAACGTTGGGCCAATGCAACCGCCATGTTACAACGTAGAAGTATAACGGCTAGTTTTCACGACGAGTTTGCTAAGGAACAGGAGTTTGGTGATAAGATTTTACAACTGATGTATGATGGCGTTCACGTTACTATAAATCAAGTTATGGTTCCAGAAAAATTTTATGAGTTGTATACCAGGCTAGAAAGATTTGCCGCACGTGGTATCAATGTAACTCTTAAGCCGCAAAGCGATCCCACAGCCAGTAGATTAGTAGATGGATACACTGATGAAATGATTCACACGATGCAAACTGGATTCCCGCAGCACTCTGATGGTGAAGAGACTTATCAGATAGCATTGTACGAGCAGGATGGTACTGAGCATTTATTTGACCAAGCTGAACGATTCAATGCATTCGGATTTAATAAATTTAAAGGATGGCGGTGTAACGCAGGATTTCAAAGTGTTATAATAAGAGGCGATCAAATTAAAAGAAGTTACAGTTGTCATGACAACCCGTTGGGCAATGTGTTAACAGGATTTCAATTGTTTGAAAATCCGCAACAGTGTTCCACTCCAAGCTGTGTTAGTTCAGCAGACAGTAAAATTCCTAAAATTCGTATAATTTAATCATTTCAAAAAGTGTTTTGACAGCTGTTTGCAAATTGGGATAATCAATTGCTTTAACAATGACCTTAGTTTTTCTAAAGGATGGATAGAATTCTTTTCCGATAATTCGTATATGATGCATGCCCGGACTCACATAGAATACTTTTCCTTGATATTCTAAACCCCATTTATTTTTTACATTTTTTGTGATCCATTTATATGCATCAAGAAACCAGTATTCATCGTCTGTGATTTGAGATCCTATTCCCCATTGGTGAATCGCATTAGAAGGAATATTGTTTAATTCCAAATTACTACCACACCAGTCAATACTATCTACTTTATGTAATATTTCAATCTCGTCTATGTTTACTACTTCGTCTGTAATAAGCACACCATCAATCCACTCATTGTTTCCTCGTAGTGCAGTTCCAATGTACCTGTTAGTTCCTGGCTGTAATTGCCAGCAGGGCGTGCTAGATATTTTCCAAATGACGATAGGTTTAATTGGCTCATTCATATAAAAATAAAACCATTTATCCAATATCCTGTGCCTAGAAAATGCACCTGCAAAATAACCAAATAGATTGCTATCTAGTAGTGGTTTAACTTTGCAATTATATTTGTGTAGCATGATTAGTTAAAATGCGTTCTCGATGCCACTCGTCAGCCATGGGCCCAACAGAACTTTTATCAAAGCACGGCGTACCTAATGTGTAGTGCAATAATTTGGCATCAGTGTTTATTCCATATTCGTCTGGCAACCAATTCCATTCAATGGGCAAACTGCCAATGTCGTTGTCATCCAACCAACAAAACCTGTGTATGTATTTGCCACTGGTATTTTTTATATAAGTTTGAGTTAAGGTTAAATTTTTAGGATGACTACAATTCCAAAGTATTACACTACTCCAATTTTTACGTGGATAATCTAAATTTTTAGATCCTGTGTATTTGGTGGGAGACTTGGTTTTATAGTCATGTTTGACTACCATAACAGCTTTACGATCATCTCGTAAACTCCATAACTTACTGATATCGTCTTTTAAGATCATGTCGCCGTCGATATAGATTGCCCAACCTTGATTGTTGGCCAATCGGGGAACTAAAAATCTAGTGTACGTAAATGTATTACTGCCATCCAAATGATTTTCGCTGTAGCCGTTTAAAAGATTCAAAGCTAATGGTGTTATAGCCACAGGTTCAGAACTATGTCTAATAATACTGTTTACACAAGTATGGTAAGCTATTGCTTCCTTTGTATCGTAACCTATAAAAATTGGTATCATGAAATATTTATATACTACTATTACTTGGTTAAATACAATCTGACTAAAAATATGAAAATAGATACCGAACACTTACACTACTGGATGCAGGCTATTCGTCAAAGCGAATCTCCTATGCGAACTATGGATGCGTTTTGGAGCGGACAACTTAAAAGCAAAGAATGGTTAATCGATGCACTAGAACTAGCAGTACATCCAAAAGTTGATTGTACGCTGCCCAAGCCGTTTTCTATTGATATACACGGCGGTTGGGTAGGCGTATTAGCCAGTATGTTATTTCAAAGCAGAATTCCTGTTGCCAACATTCGTAGTATTGATATTGATCTTTGTTGTGAGTCTGTTGCCACTATGATGAATAAAGGCGAAGAAATAGAAGGTAGGTTTTGTGCTGTAACATCTGATATGTGTACTATTCAAAGTAATGCAGATATTATTATCAATACTAGTTGCGAACATATTACACAAGAGAAATACAATGTATGGTTAAGCGGAATGCCAAACAATAGTTTATTTGTGTTACAAAGTAATAACTATAATATTCCCGAACATGTTCGTACAGCATCTAGTCTAGAAGAATTTAAAAATCAATGCGGAATTAATGTCAAGTGGGCAGGTGAATTGAAATTACCTCTGTATACTAGATACATGGTAATAGGTAGTAACAGGTAATGAATCAAAGTCTTTGCTCACATCCTTGGAAGGCTATGGCTGTACGACCAAATGGCCTAGTTATTCCTTGCTGTAGATTTAATCAACAAGGATTAGACACTTATATAAATTCTGGTGAGAATCT